GGGATCATCAAAAATATTGAGGCAGTATCGAATGCGAAAACAGCATACGACGTGGCTTTTGATCATGCTGTTGGTCATGGTCGCGGTTACTGGCGAATAATCACAAAGTATTCAAACGATGATTCTTTTGATCAGGATATTTTGGTAAAACGTATCAGCAACTCATTTCGCGTAAGACTCGACCCGTCGGCAGAGGAAGTTACAAAGATTGATGCAAAATGGGGCTTTATTACCTCAATGGTCGATAAAGAAGAATACCCGAATGCAAATTGGGATTACGGCAAGGGCGAAGAATACGACCTGTGGCATGAAGAAGATAAAGTTCGAATAGCTGAATATTTCCGTTTAGTTCCTGAAAATCAAATTTTATGGCTGATTGGCGGGAAAACAATCAAAGTCAAAGATTCGAAGATGGATATTCGCGATGAACTGCTCGAAGAATATAAAATTTCAGAGCCGGAAAAAGAACGTGAAGTTGAAGGCTTCCGTTGTGAGTGGTTTGAATTAAGTTTCAATGAAATTTTCAAACGCAAAAAATTCCCATCAAGATATATTCCGATTATTCCATGCTATGGAAAAGTTTTAAATGTTCGTGGCCGCGATATTTATCGCGGCGTTATACGTTATGCAAAAGACCCTCAACGCATATACAACTATACTCGAACAGCGTCAGTCGAGCAGGTTGCATTAGCGCCTAAAGCGCCCTGGGTAATGGAAGAAAGCCAGCTGGGCGACCACAAAGAAATGTGGGAAGACGCTAATATTAAAAATTACAGCACGCTTATTTATAAAAACAAAGTTGGTGTTCCGCCACCACAGAGGCAAATGCCACCACAGCCGTCTGCTGGTTGGATGAGTGAGTCGCAAATAGCTGATGGGGATATTGACGCATCAAGCGGTATGTATAAATCAAGTTTGGGCGCACCGAGCAATGAGCGATCAGGAAAAGCGATAAACGCACGAAAAGTCGAAGGCGATGTTGGCACGTATCATTTCCATGATAATCGCTCTATGAGTTTATGGCACAGCTATACAATTCTTGTCGATATGATTCCGCGTGTTTATGACACAAATCGTATTGTGCGAATTCGTAAATTTGATACTGAAAAAGGTAAAGACGATGAACAAATGGTTGAGATAAATAAAACCATTACCGATGATGAAAGCGGTCAAATCGTTAAAATGTATGATCTATCTCAAGGAAAATACGAGATCGTCGTTGATGTTGGCGCGAGTTACACAACGCAGCGCCAGCAAGCGTCTGAATCAATGATGGAACTGATACAATATGCACCACAAATAGCCGATAAGATTATGGATATTATTGCCAGAAATCTTGATTGGGCTGGTGCAGATGAAATTGCAGAGCGTTTACAAGACAAGCGACCTACTGAGCAGCAAATGCAGCAGATTATTGGTGAAGCGGTCGCGAAGGCGCTGAATGACGAACAGTTACAAATTAAGAAATTCGAAGCGAAAACGAAGCGCATTAAGACTATCGGAGATATTCTTGGTGACGGCGATAAGATCGAGGTCGAATTATTAAAAATTCTTGATGATAACAACATTTCCGATGAAGAAATACGCGGGCGTGCTGTAGAGATCGTGAATAAAATGGGGGAAGAATTAATGCAGACCAACGCGAATATAGAAGGTCAGCTTCAAGCCCCGCAACAACAACCGCCCGAACAGGGTGGACAAATGCAACCATAGCGGAGTAAATTACGAACATGAATACTGAAACTGGTCAATCAGAAGACACAAGCACAGCCGATCAACAAGCGGCTACAGCCGGTGTCGAAGAAAATGGTGCAACTCAAGCTGCCGACGGTGCAACGTCAGGTGACGAACAGGGGCAAACAGGGGAAGCAGAGCAAGGCGGTCAAGGAAATCAGCAGCAATCTAAATCGCAGGGCAGTAAGCAGCGTTTAAGACGAAAACTGAGAGAGTCGGAAGCCGAGAAAGCACAACTCGCCGAGGACAACCGCAAACTACATGAAAAAGTAGATACACTCGCAGAACAAGTTGATGGAGTGCTTAATCCGCCTGCGGCTCGTCCGAAACGTGTGGATTATGAAAGCGAAGAAGAATATGAGGACGCGGTTTACGATTGGAGAAATCCGAAAGCGGCGGAATCATCGCAAAAATCAACAGAATCAGAACAGCCCGCAAAAACGCAGACGCAAAAGCCAGGGGCGCAAACGCAGACCCAGGTTAGCGCGGAAGTACAAAAGGTTGTCGATAACTGGAATGATAGTTGTGATGATGCCGCCGAAAAGTACGACGATTTCGATCAGGTCACGTTCAAAAATACAGCACTCCCTATCACGCCAATGATGCGCGACGCGCTAATTGAAAGTGATAATGGGGGCGAGGTCATATATCATCTTGGCAAGAACCAAGCCGAAGCCGAACGAATTGCGAAGTTACCGCTTTCCGGTCAGGTGTTGGCAATTAACGAACTTTCTAAAAAGTTCACTTCAACAACAACAAAAGCGCCAGACCCGATTGAAACAATAAAATCGGGAAGTGCGGGAAGTAATAAGACTACTGACCCGTTGCTTGAAGGCGCAACATTTGAATAACGGAGGGAGTCATGGCTTCCAGTAGTAATGTCTTAGACAGCAACACCACCGTACCGCTTGCCGAATCGTTTTTAAAAAGTTTCGAGTGTGAGCGCGTACTTACTAAAACTGTAGACACGCAGTTAATTTCCGGCAAGTTTAGCCCGAAGTCAGGCACAACTTGTGATTTCCGTCGTCCGATTGACCACAAGTCAGATCGAACTTCCGACGGTAATATTTCAGCCGTTGATCGATCTGATATTGTCGTAGGTAAAGCCACCGGCACAGTTCAGGATTATTTTACTGTCCACATGGATTGGGATGAAGTTGATGAAGCCCTGAAAATGGACAAGCTGGATGAACTCGTTGGTAAACCAGCGGCTGCCCGTATCATCACTGATCTTGAGCTAGATTTCGGCGCATACATGTTTAAAAACTGTAACCTGAGTTACGGCACACCTGGAACAGCTGTTGACGCATGGTCTGATATTGCAGGCGCGGATGCGTTAATGACTTCTATGGGTGTTCCTGGCGGAGGTGATCGTAGTTATGTAATGAATCCGTTTACAAAAACCAATCTTGCGAATGTTCAGCTTGGCTTATCATCCGGCGACGATAAACTCGTCGATACGGCTTTCAGAAACGCGCAGATTTCCGGCAAATTCGGTAACATGAAAGCGATGGAGTCAGCAGCTTTGGCTTCGTTTACTTCCGGTACTTTAAGTGCTGGCGCTAATCGTGCAGGCACTTTAAGCGCAAACCCTGATGTGACTTACGCTACTGCGAAAGACACCATGACACAGACATTTGCTGTCACTGGTTTTGGCGCAGGCACGGACACAATCAAAGCTGGCGAAATCGTGCAGATCACAGGTCGCAATCGTATTGGTCTTGCTACTCGTAGCGCCTTTACAAACGCTACTGGTGGTCAGGTGCTTTACGCTGGCGTTGTGACAGCTGATGTAACATTGTCTGGCGGCGCAGGTAATATCGTTGTTGCCGGTGCAGCTATTTTCGAAACAAACGGTCAATACAATACTGTAGACAGCGCGCCTGTTTCTGGTGATGTTATTACCATTATCAATCCTGCAGCATCGACCGTGTATCAGCCAAACTTGTTCTATCATAAGCAGGCTTTCGGTCTTGGTTCTGTGCCTTTAAAGAAACTGTATGCAACAGACACAATCGCTACCACTAAAGACGGTATGCAAATTCGTGTTTGTAAGTATTCAGACGGTGATGCCAACAAGCAGAAAGTTCGTTTCGACTTACTTCCTGCCTATGTGACATTTAATCCGTTTTTCAGCGGCTTGGGATACGGCGTTTAATAGTTTGTAACTTTTGCAAATAAAAACAAGGGGCGTAAAAGCCCCTTGTTTTATAATCGGAGAAACTTATGAAGTGGATTAAAGACAACGGCGACGAAATCGAAACAAACGATTTACCAGCAACGATTGCGCATTGCGAATCTATCGGCTGGGAACGAAACGAATCTGGTGACAGTTCGGACGAAATCACAGATAAAGACATTGAGAAGATCGCAAAACAATGTCACGACGCTAACAGAAAATATTGCAAATCAATCGGCGATGATTCGCAGCCTACGTGGGCTAAAGTGGAAGATTGGCAAAAAGAATCGGCTGTTAATGGTGTTAAGCATTTGATCGAAAACCCAGATGCAAAACCAGAAGATTCTCATAATTCATGGCTTGCTGAAAAAGAAGCAGACGGATGGAAATTCGGCGAAGTTAAAGACGTTGATAAAAAAGAGCATCCTTGTTTTGTTCCTTACAGTGAATTATCAGACGAGCAGAAAGAAAAAGATAAAATCTTTATCGAAACTGCAAAATCTGGATTAACAAGTCTGGTAGGTTAAAATTATGTTTGCCAACGAGATCATTAAGGGTGCGTACCGTAAGTTGGTTGTAATACCTTCTGGCGGAACACCGAATACAAATCAATATGCCGATGGGCTTGAATTGCTTAATGATCTCGTTGCGTCATGGTCTGCAAACGCGAGTCTTGTTTATCAGGACACGCTTGAGGAAATAACGATAACAGCTGGAACGCAAAGTTTCACGCTTGGCGCTACCGGTGATTATGTTACCGGAAAGCCTACTGAGGTTAAAATCGCCTCACTGAGAAGGGGTAAATATGAATACCCGCTTGAAGTAGCAAACAAAAATTCATATGCAGAATTTAGAGATAAA